CAGGATAGATGCACGAAGGCGCATGAGTATATCTTCCTTCTCTCCAAATCGCCAAAGTATTATTTTGATAACGATGCGGTGCGCGAGCCAACTGCAACTCCTATAGATGGTCGCGGAAGCACCGAAGAAAGAAAGGCACTTGGGCATCCAACAAGATACGGCATGGCAAATAGAGGCGAAGGGTGGTCTATGCCATCTATATCCGCTCCAGAAGGGGGAAGGAATAAACGATCTGTCTGGACAGTAACAACAAAACCTTACGCTGGCGCACACTTCGCTACCTTCCCGCCTGATTTAATCCGTCCATGTATTCTCGCTGGATGCCCGAAAGGTGGAGTTGTGCTTGATCCATTTGGAGGAAGCGGAACAACTGCACAAGTTGCTATGGAGCATAATAGAAGCGCAATACTTTGCGAACTAAATCCAGAATATGTAAAGCTTATCAACCACAGACTCGCACAAGTTCAGCCGAACCTGCTATGAAACAACTACCGATCAAATCAAACGTAGAGATGGCAGCACTTGCTCTCCTACTCCAAGACAACTCGATTTACACGCAAGGCTGGGATGCCTCGTATTTCGCCATAGAAGCCCATAGATTCATCTTTGAGGCATTCGAGGGGTTCTATACCCGAACTGGTTCTTGCGATGTATTTAACGTCATTACAGAACTTGAGGCTAATAACAAGCTGGAGAAGGTGGGTGGTATGGATGCTGTTATTGATATGTCAAAGGTTCTTCAGCTACCGCCTGGGCGCGTATGCCATGACGTAGCTAGTGACTATCGTATGGAACTGGCTGAAGCTAAAGGCTACCGAGATGTTATAACAGAGTATGAAGAGAACGAGAAGCTGATCCGCGCAGGTGATTATGACTTGATGAAATTATCGGAAACGATAACCAAAGCAGTTCATATTGATTCTAGGATCAAGAAATCAAAGAAGGAAGTTCTAAGCTCAATCCTCGATTCTATGGAGGGTAAGACCAAAGAAGAAGTCTATCCTACTGGCGTGATCATGCTGGATAGGACGCTGAAAGGTGGGATGCATAAAGGTGAGATGATGACAGTAGCAGCGGAGACAGGTGGTGGTAAATCTATCCTCTTAGTCCAAGCGGCATTAGCTAACATCGAAGAAGGTAAGAGGGTATTGTTCCTCTCACTTGAGATGTCGGCTGATGACATTTACCGAAGGATGGCAGCGAGTATGTCTGGTGTTCCAATCCGCGATGCGGAGGATTATAAGACAGAGCACCGCTTTGAGTTACCTAAACTTGGTGATGCATTTGCAAAGCTGATGAAGTTACCCATTGAAGTAATTGATGGTATCAGCACAATCCGCGAGATTGAAGCAGAGATCGACAAGCATAGTGACTATGATGTTGTGTGCTGTGACTACATCCAGATCATCTCATCTGATAACAATGATAATCGGGAGAACGCAATCAGTGAGGTAGCAAGGAGGCTGAAGCTCGCCGCTATGAAGCATAAGATGGTTATGTTCACGGCCAGTCAGTTAAACGACGAAGGTAAGCTCAGAGAATCCCGCGCAATCGGTATGCACTCCGATCAAGTAGTATGCATAGAGCATAAAGGTAAGTCGAAGATTATCGTGCGTAAGAATCGTAGGGGAGCTAGAAACGTAACAATTAGCGTGACAATGAGTGGAGAATTGTCAAAGTTTGAACCAGAGTTCTAATGGAAGACATTGATTTTAAGAAGTGTAGTTTGTATATGGACATGGCTATATCCCTATGGGAGAAGTCTGGTGGTCGCCCCGTGGAGAAAGCGGAGGAGTATTACCAGAAGGCTATGGAGATATATAACAAGCACTACGCTGACAAGAAAGAAGTATTGACAGAGATGATATGTCCATTCTAAATAGAAACAATGATTAACTCCAGACAGAAAGGTAAGCGAGGCGAGAGGATGTGGCGTGACCAACTCCGCGAACATGGGTTCACTGCTCGCCGTGGTCAGCAATACGCAGGAGGCATAGAGAGTCCAGACGTTATTTGCGAAGAGCTTTCAAATTTACACATGGAAGTGAAATTCGTGGAGAATCTTAATCTTGATAAAGCGTGCGAACAAGCTATGAAAGACTCTGGTGGGAAACGCTGGATAGTAGCCCACAAGAAAAACAATAAAGACTGGAAGGTAACGATGTCATCTGAAACCTTCTTTTCATTACTAAATGATGGCATGGAAGGACTTGAATTATGAAAGGTAAAAAGAAAGTAGCTAAAGTGATGCGGGAATACTCGAAAGGTAAACTGCATAGCGGGTCAAAGAAAGGCCCAGTTGTTAAGTCACGCAAACAAGCTGTGGCTATTGCACTATCTGAAGCAGGAATGTCAAAGAATAAAAAGAAGTAATGGAAAAGCGATTCAAGAAGGTAGTCACAAATCCCAAGACTGGTAGGACGAAGACTGTTAAATATGGACAAAAAGGTGCTACGATTAGCCCAGGGACTAAGCGTGGCGACAGCTATTGCGCTAGGTCTGCAAAGATCAAAGGAGATTGGAAGAAAGATCCCAACTCACCCAACAACCTTTCACGCAAGAAGTGGAAGTGTCGTGGTAGCAAATCAATGAAATGACCTACACAAAGATTGCCCCAATCCCACGGCATCTTTACTTATGGGTAGACTCACGCTTTACTCATGAAGAACCGTGCGGCTGGCAAGAAGCCATGTGGGTCGGAGTGACTTCGATCCAAGGGCGCATGTGGGGGTTAAACGTCATCTTCCGCGAGGGTGGTATGCTCTATCGTGGAATCCCCCCACACGCAGTATCATTTACTAAAAAGGATTGTGAATGGAAGGAGAATGAGGCCCAGTTATGGGATTGTTACTCAAACGACTTTACGCTGATCCACAACCCAATACTCACTGGGTTTAGAATGCTGGCGAAGTGTAAGGATTCCATTCATCTTGGTGAGTATCTATTTGAAGCAACACACCTTAATGACGGGTGGAGCCACACGCCAGAGCAAGATAAGACGTTTTATTTTATCAAGCTAGGCAATGGTAGGCTTACTATTCTCCCTACGAATCGCATAGTATTTGAGGATAGATCGTTCATCAAGAATACTACTGATATACCCAAGCTGAGATTATCGGATACGATATTTTCATGCGAGTAAACAAAAAATTGTTGACATAGATGTAGGGTGTAATTATCGTGCTCTTGTTCAGATTGGTGATAGCCTTGAACTGATATGAAAGAATCAAAACAGATCGAAGCATTCCAAGATGAACTAAACAAATTGATCGAGCGGTTTTCAGATGAGTTTGACCTGACACTAGCCTCCATGATCGGGGTAATGCATGTCACCATCCACGAACTAATCGTCAATACAATGAACCAAGACAACGAAGAAGAAGACGAGGAGGATGATGAATAATCCTCCGCAACCAAGAAACCGAAATGAAAGTCATCACTTGCTTACTACTAGTGACATTATTATCAGCTTGTTCCTCAATGGTGGAAGAAGTCTACACAGAGAGAAGAACGCTGGCATATCCTAAAGGACAAGTATCCCAGTTGAAAGAACTGATGGAGAACACCAGCAAACCAGAACCAATCCCAGCGCAGCCAGTACAGCCGATAGAGAATAATCAGTATGTGGGATTCGACTACGAAGAAGATAGGGCATGGGCTAACCCTGATCTGCCCCAAGAAGACACTAGGACATTAAGCCAAATCTACGCAGAGAATGCTAGGCTCGATGCGCTGAGAATAAACAAACAACTAAGGGAATCAGAACACTACTACTAAGATGAACTCTGACGAACTAAAGAAGAAACTAGAAAGAGTAATGTCAACTCTGCACGAAATGATGGATGAGAAGGTTGACTTAAAGAAGCAGATCTGGGAGCTAAAGGAAGAAGTCTTTCGGCTCAACAATAAGATCATCAAGCAGCATAATGTCCTGTGCGAGCACGGGCTAGAGGAATACGGCAATTGATCTGTAACTGCGGAAAGGAAACAAGAGTAGTAGAAACAAGGAGTCACAAAGGACATAAATACAGGAGAAGAAAGTGTTCCTGCGGCCAAGCATTCTACACTAAAGAGATTACTTGTAAGGATTTTCCCTATAGAAATAAAGGGAATACTTACAGGATAAAAGGTAAGATAAAACCAAAACCCAAGAAAGAAAAAGTAAAAAAACCAGATAAACCAATCCTCCAGTTCAACGGGATACCAGTAACCAAAGATTCTCCCGATTGGATCAAGAGGGTAGCACAATTAATAGAATGAAAGCGACATTAGAATATAACCTACCAGAAGATGAAATGGACATGAAGTATGCCATGGCTGGGATTGATGCATTAATTCTCATAGAAGATGTAATCAACGAGATTAGAAGTTATCTGAAGTATGACGGCGGGACATTCAAAACATGGACAACTGACATCTACAGTGAAGAAACTGGTCGGTATGAGAAGAAGGAAGTAAATGGATGTGAACATACACTTGAGAAAGTAATCGAATACATCTGCGAACTGAAGTCAGACAAACAAATACCAGAACTAATATGATTGATATAATATTAAATGGAATAGCGATACTCTTTGTGGTATCAACGATAGCATTCTTTACATTAGGATTATGGGCATTACTCGGAGTAGACAAAGACAATGAAGGTTATTAAGGAATATCCCAGCTGGACATGCGCCCCATGCGGCAATAAACATGGAAATAAGCAACGCAAATTCCCATCACACCACACATCAACATGGCATTACGGAAAGTGCTGTGTCTGCGAAAAGAATGCTTTCGTTACTGAACCCCGCGATTTCGGCCATTTCCCGAATTGGTATAACAAATGAACTGGAATGAGTATGCGATCAATATTGCTACAACCGTGTCAGAGAAGAGTAAAGACCCGTGGAGAAAGGTTGGAGCTTGTATCCTTAGGTCTGATAACTCTATTGCTGCTGTTGGTTACAATGGTTTCCCAGCGGGGATGCTCGAAGACTGGTCTAACAGGGACACTAGACGTTCCTTTGTTGTCCACGCAGAACAGAATGCCCTACGATACACAAGACCAGGAGAAGGAGTATTAATAGCCGTAACAACGCTCCCGTGCAATGACTGCCTAAAAGCAATAGCAGCCTACGGGATTAAACAGGTAATATACAAGGAATCCTACGAATATGACGAGAGTAGTCTAAATCTCGCGGCCAACTTCGGTATTAACCTAAAACAGATACCTTAACATGAAAGAATACACAGAAAAGATAGAGAGACTAGAGAAAGAAATCGGGGAACTTAACCTAGTAGTCAAAGCACTCCGCGAATGGATCAGAGAAGACGCTAAAGAAATCAAACAACTACAAGATGAACTAGAAGAATATCGGAGCCGATAATGAATACACCAGAGACAGACGAATTAGTAGCATCAATCAACTCCGATCAGAATCTTGTTCGATTTGAATACGATTTTGTGGAAATGACTGATCATGCTCGCAAACTAGAACGTGAGCGTAACCAGGCGCTGGTAGAAATCGAGGTATGGAAGAACAAATTCCAAATAGCCGTAGACATGGCAGCAAAGGCACAGAACGAACTATTCGCGGTTAAAGCAGAACTAAATAGACTAAAGAAATGAGTGATCACAGCATAATGCTCGGTAGGATAGCCAACATAGTATCAGAATTTTGCGAGAAAGAGGAAGACACAACCCTACTCGCCGTAGCCAGACTAAAGGCAAAATACCTCGACATGGAGGCCCGTCTCGCGTGGGAACTCGTAGACCAACTGGAAAAGGAAGAAGAACAATGAAGAAAGAAGAACTCTGGGCAATCTACATAAAGAAAAACCCCCAATTCGCCAAAGAGGGAAACGTCACCCTATCCACTAAGGGACTAAGAAAACTCTTCGATACTACTTGGGACACAGCATACCATGATGGTGAACCAGAAGAAGATTACTCCCCAATGGGAGACTCAGAAGCACTAGACAAACTAAAGTCCATCTTCGGTTGGTAGAATTATGAATAACAAAATACAAGACTGCATAGACAAATGCATAGGAGAAGATGAAACGATCCAACTAGCCGATGGTTTCGAGGAAGCCTTCATAGGCATAGCTCGCCAGTTCAATACACCATTCGCCGTCTACAATAGAGCAAAATGCATAGAAATCCTATGCAAAGACATGACATGGATAGACGCAGAAGAATACTTCCAATTCAATGTAGAGGGAGCCTACGTAGGAGAAAATACACCAGCGTTCCTTTGCACAGAGGAATAATGCAAGAAACTGTCAGATAGTGACAGATACATGCTAACATAGTTAGCGTAGGTCAACATGGAACTACATGGGACTAACACAAAGTAGGGTAAGGGGAGAAAATTGGGTTTTTTTGGGAGGGGTGTGTTACGTGGTAAGCAAGGTGGAGTTGGGCATGGTGGGGTGGGGTGGGTGGACGGGTCTGCTACCATAGAGAAAGAGATTCCTTTGATCTACCCATGGCCATGCTGTCGCTGTGGTGTGGCGTGCTGTGCAATGCCTGGTGCTGTGGTGATGCTGTGGTGCTGTGGTCTAATGAGACTAGGATCTGCTGTGATGTGGGTCACTATCTCAATCGTGCGTTATGTGATGTTATGGATTCTCATTAAGAGAAGGGGGGGGTCTTGTTAAAATTGGGGGGGGGTTGTCATTCGGTTGGATGGCATGGCGGATGTCTTGTTGATTGCGTTTGGGTTTTCATTTCAAAATGAAATAACGTGCGCATGTTTGTTCATTTTTTTCTGAACAACTCAAGCCCTCCAATTCCAGTATGCTTTCATTTTCTCCCCATCATTCTTGTTTCATCTTGGCGAAATCTTTGCTTGCAATCTTCGTGTTTCTCTTGGCATGCTTCATGCTATTACCAACCCTTGCTTGTGTCATATCTTTTCGAAACTTTGCTGTTGCTTTTTGTGATGCTTGCTGTATTGTCTCTCATGTCAATCGAACGCCAAGCCAGCAACAAAGCGGGTAGCGGAGCGAATGACAGAACCAAACAAAATACACATGAACATCAGACCAGTCAGAAACAAAACTAGCGGGGAGCGTTTTCTTATCATCGACGAATACGAACCTATGCCAATCGCAATTGCTTCCCTTTGTTGTGATGCTAGAATATCTAATTTCCAAATCAAATGCACGGAATGCCGCACCCTTTATCCAGTCCGTCAATTAAATGAAGGCGGGTATTGCGAATCTTGCGTTGATACCGAGATTCTATCATCTCCTGATTACATTTAATTCCCTCAGAACATCAACCCAACCCACATAAAACACCATGAAAACCACTAAAACATCACTAAAAGAAAGATTGGAATATCTATTCAACGTAACAGGCGAACGATACACCCTGTCTTGCCAATGTGCGGGACGCGGCAAAGGTTATTCGATTATGGATGACAGGGGACGGCATGTCATGACGTTCGGGCATGCGCCAGCTGCAGAGCTTGATGCATGTATAACGGCATTCGTTAAAGGCTATACTAGGAACAAATAACATTATCTTATACCATGAAAATCCACATTACTCTTAAATCTTCCAACGTAAAGACCGGACCGATTCCCGTTACCACATCATCAAATAATACTTGTCCCGATGCCTGCCCTCTTAAGGCGGGAGGGTGTTACGCTAAAGGTGGGCCTTTGGGCATTCATTGGGCAGCGGTATCCAATGGAGATCGGGGTGATTCTCTTCTCGCCCTCACACGTCAAATCCGTGGCTTTGTAGCTGGTCAACTATGGCGACACAATCAAGCTGGTGATCTTCCCGGCATTGGTGACACTATCGATTCGGCTGGACTAGAACGAATAGTTGATGCAAACAAATGCCGGCGTGGTTTTACTTATACCCACAAACCGTTAGAGGGTGATTCCAATCAATCAACTCAGAATCGCGCTTCCGTTCGGTATGCTAATGACAATGGGTTTACCATTAACTTGTCGGGTAATTCACTCGCACATGCTGACAAGCTTGCTGATCTGCAGGCGGGACCA